CCAGCACACGCACCAAGATTTTCCAGTTGAGCTAGATGTTAAAAGTGCCTGCCGAGCCGCCCGGTTCACTCATAACCGACGTACCAATCACGAAGATATTCACGTGATAGCACGTCAGTCGGGCCGAACATGTTCAGGACTTGTTGTTCCAAATACATGCTGACTTGTGGATCTAAAGCGTATAAATGTTGATATGAGGAAAGTGTTTCCGCGGCAAATCGTTCATCCAAATAATGCAAAGCGAACATATGTTTAGCGCGATAAGAGGGAACGCATTCCCGCTCATCAAACTCATGCCCGCCAAACTTAATTGGAAAACCTCGATCAATTTCTTTAATCAAGGCTCCGGTTTGTCTTAAACGGTCCAAATACTCATCGTTGACACAACCTCCTTCTTGGACAGTATCGTCTCCCAAACTAAAGAAGATGTCATCAGGTTGGCCACCAGCAGCAAGATGTCCGGCAAATTGGAGTATTGAATTAAATCCAATAGTACCCAACATGCCTGATTTCATAATTCCAGTAACTTTTTGCGTGAATTCACATCCACAACTTGTTTTAAAAACTGGAATTCCGGCATCAAACATTGCTGATATTCGATTATTAAAAACCGTTTCCCATTCATCGGTTCTACCAAAAATCATACGCGGTATAAGACCTCTCAAAATAGCAACATGCCATTCATTAACGGTCCAATCCCACGCTGACTTATCAATCGAAACGGGTTCTCGGTTTTTAAAAGCTTTGGCTAACCAACGATAACCTCCCCTTTGGGGAGCCCATCCGGCCTTTGATGGAATTTCATTCCAACGATGTATCATTTCATCAAGCCATTGGCCATACAAGATACGGTCGATTATGGAGTCAGTTAAACCAACCCCAGAAATCAATCTCCACGAACGTTTGATAACTTTCGAACGTTTATGTGGTTCTTGTTTGATGAAAAGATAAATAGGATCAGCTACCGGTTTATCAAACAATTCTCTCCATCTTTGCCTAACAGCGAATTCAACCATACAGACTCGCGACTCATCCATTTTAACACCATCAAATAAGAATAAATCCCTATTTGTTGGGTAATGTTTACGCCACGGCCATCCAGGTGAAGAATCCCAATCAAGGCTATTACGGAGAAATTTTTCAAAATCGGTGGGCCAACCTTTCCAAATAACTTTTGTGCTAGAATATACACGTTCTAAGGGAAGAAGCAGATTCGGTAAAATGGAAATATTAACTTGGTCAAGGGAAATTTTGAATTGCCTCGCATGATAGCAAAGCGATTCATCCACAGCGATTGCGTCGGTCTCGGGCCATGCGAACTCACCTAAATAACCTGGGCTTAACTTTTCAAGTCCGGTTTGATCGATTTTTCCATTTGGGGTGTGTTTATCACTCCGCTCGTAGTTGCAGGAGTGGCTTCGGCATTGCCAGCATGATCTGCCGCAACCCTTACCACCATTCCCGTATCTACGAGTGCTTGTATGACTGCATTTAGCTTGAAGCCTTGTGCCGCCATTTTGTCGATCAAAGTCGCATTTTCTTTCTTCGCTTTCGCTTTCGCTACAGTTTTCGGAATTGCCTTGACTGAAGATACTTCCACATTCGCAGATGTTTTCAGCGATTTGATTGCTGACAACTCCATCTTCAGTTTCTCTATTTCCTGCACCAACACTTCGCGACTCGCTTCCGATTTCGAAACCTCCGAAACTAAGCTTTGCACTTCCCGATAACGATCGGCTACAGAGTTCTGCAAGCCTTGCAGCAGCATCGTTTTCTCGTTCAACTCCATCATCGCTTGGTTGTAAACCTTCATATACTCGTCCGCTTGCTCGGCCGAGCACTGCTCGGCCACTTGCAAGTTTTTTGACTGCAAAAGGCCGACATTTTCGTTGATGGAATTGACAATAGGAATAGTCGCATCTTTATATGCTGGGGGGAAACTCTCACTAACGTTTACTTCTGGCTCAATACGAGCCGGCATGTACGTGTCACCAGTTGGAACCTCCAAGTCATCCAAAACCGCACTTAAATCGACGGTATGATATTTTCCGCCGATAAAGACGATTGCTTCGTCCGGATTAAATTTTGAGCGTTGGTAATTAATTGGTCCTTTCTTCTGACGAATCTTCATTAGCCATTCAGCTGTTTCTTCAGGTTTCGTTAGAATAGCTTTAATATAAGAAGCATTGTAACCAAAATTTACCAAACCACCCGAAATATGTATTCCGGCGATTTGTTTTCCGATCATGTATGCTGCTCCAGAAAATCCTCCCTTTGTCGAACCACGAAAGACAACATATCCAAAGACATATTTGTCATTCGTGATATTTCCATAAGAAATTTCAGGGTCCTTAGCTGCCGATGTAATAGAGCCCAATGCTGGTCCATCCAAGATAGCCACGGAAGCCTTAACCATCCCCAATTTCGAGAAATCTTTCTCATGCACACGAAGTGCTGAAAGATCTCCTTCAATAGGAAAGAATTTTTCCGTATCAAACTTGTATGCTATTGGTTCCGGCGCATTCGATAACAAAGCCACAACTTCTTGTGAAACTATTACGTGCGTGGGAACAACCAAATAATCATCAATGCGTGTTGCCACGCCAAGATAATTACGCAAAGAGCCTTTATCGTCAACTGAGTAGACACCTACTTGAACCTTAGGAATCTTCTGGCGAGGAACGGATGTAAAATTCGATCCCGTCATCATCGATTCGGGTTGGAAAGTGTGAAGCTTGCAAGCATGCTCGCAGGTACAATTGACACCTGGACCATCAAACGGGGTTATTTCGGGCAATGGAATTTCAGATACTCTTACAAATTTTCGAGTACTACGGCGCGAAATAAACCAAGCAATCGGTGAATAGAGCGCTAATATAGCGCCAAAAACCGAAAGCAATAATTGCATAACAATAACAAAATTTTCATTTAAA